TGATTAACGAAATTGTTACTTTTGGCCCGAAAATGAACCACGATGACACGATTGAGACTCTTTATTACGCACAATTGTACTCATTTCCGCCAAATATGAACCAAAATAAAGATAAAAGTGGTTGGTATAAAGTAAAACGTAAAGCAAAAAGTTGGGTTGTTTCTTAATGCCAAATAAAAAAGCAAAAGAAAGAAAACGAAAACGTAGAAAACTTGCAATAGAAAATAAAACTCGTAAACGAGTGTTGCAAAAAATTCAGAAAGAAAAAAGAAATGCAAACTAAACAACCACAGTATAAAACAAAAGAAGTAACTGATAGTAAAGGATTTGTTCAAACGATGTATCAAATTGGTGATAATCTTTATACTAAAGATATGGTTGATAGACATAGAAAGTATACAACTAGAAATTTATTAAGGTATGCAACATCTCTTAACGAAAATCCAAACAATAATAGACTTACAAAAAAATTCCAAAAAGAATACAATACGTTAATGGAATTAAGTGGTGATTCTAGTAGAATTAAAGTAGATAGTAAATTAGGTAATGAAACAAGACAAGCCGTGAGAAATGTTAGACAAATAAAAGATAAATTATCTTCTGATGCTGTTTTTAATAGATTATTAAGGCTTGACGAAAAAAGAAATTTAATTATGGGTTTTGAATAATGGCAAGAGTTACTAATAAAAACAAAGCACATGAAAACAAACAATTGTGGGATAGAGCTAATAGTACTGATAGAGGTAAATGGCGTTCTAAAAGTCAAAAAGGATATGATTTTTATCTTGATGAACAACTAACAGAAATAGAGCAAGATTCTTTAGAAGAAGCAGGAATGCCTACATTTACGATTAATAGGATATTACCTATAATCGAAATTATGAAATATTTTGTAACTGCTAATAATCCTAGATGGAGAGCTGTAGGAGTTACTGGTGACGATACAGATATTGCACAAGTCCATTCAGATATTGCAGATTATTGTTGGAATCTATCTAATGGTAATTCTGTTTATGGTCAAGTTATACTTGATTCTCTTGTAAAAGGTGTTGGATATTTTTTAATAGATGTTGACCAAAATAAAGACAATGGAAAAGGTGAGGTAACTTATAGTAGAATAGACCCTTATGACGTATTTGTTGACCCAGCAAGTAGAGATTTTTTATTCAGAGATGCTGGTTTTATTATTGTAAAAAAGAATATGTCAAAGTCTCAACTAAAAAATCTTTTTCCACAACACTCTGCAAAAATAAACAAGGTTACTAGTCATTCTGATTTTGATGGTGTTTATTCACAAAGAGATATAGAAACATCTAAAGTTATACAACCTGAAGATATATCTAATACTTATTCTCAAGGTGGAGAAGAAGACCAAATAATTGGATATTATGAAAAATATTCTAAAGTAAAAATTCCTTTTGTTAATGTATTTGTAAACGTGCCCCCATCAGATGACGTTATAGAACAAATAAAATCAACTATTGAAGTGCAAGTACAAGAGTTTGAAGCAGAAATACAAGTTTCATTAAAAGAAACAATGATGAATATTGAGATGCAGTTAGAAAATGGTGAAATTATAGAAGACAGAGCTCAGTTGGAAATGCAAAAGGCTGAAAAACAAGCACAAGAACAAGTAGAGTTAAGAAAACAACAATTAATATCACAATCTCAAGAAGAATTAACCAAAGTAAAACAAATGGTTATGAGAGAAAATGAATTTGAAAATTTAATGCAAGGAAAAGATTTTGCAGAGACAGTTGTTGATTATGTAAAGTTTTTTGAAACAAGAATTATGTTATGCTGTAGCGTCGGTGATGATGTATTTCTCTATGAATATGAATTACCAATTAATGAATACCCTATAATCCCTATCCCATACCTCTACACAGGTACACCCTACCCAATGTCAGCAGTAATGCCTTTAATTGGTAAGCAACAAGAGATTAATAAAGCTCATCAAATAATGATTCATAATGCAAACCTAGCATCTAATCTTAGATGGATGTATGAAGAAGGTTCTGTAGATGAGTCAGAATGGGAGCAGTATTCTTCATCACCTGGCGCACTATTAAAATATAGGCAAGGATTTAATGCTCCAACACCTATACAACCAGCACCTATTAATAATGCATTTTACACTATAACTCAACAAGGTAAAGCAGATGCAGAATATATATCTGGTGTACCTTCTGCTATGATGGGATTTACTTCTGACCAAGCAGAGACTTACAGAGGGTTGTTAGCAAATGATGAATTTGGAACTAGAAGATTAAAGTCTTGGATGTCTACAATTGTAGAACCAGCATTAGAACATCTTGGTAAAGTATTTCAACAAGTAGCACAACGTCATTATACTATTGATAAAGTATTTAGAATAGTACAACCTGAAGCAGGGCAAAAAACTAGTGAAGATTCAGAAACAAGAATTAATATTCCTATATACAATGATTATGGTAGTGTAATAGGAAGATGGATGGATTATGAAACTGCAAACTTTGACGTAAGAATTATAGCAGGTGCAACTTTACCATTAAATAGATGGGCATTACTTGAAGAATACTTTAGGTGGTTCCAATCTGGTTTGATTGATGATGTAGCTATGATAGCAGAAACAGACATTCGAAACAAAAAACAGTTAATAGAACGAAAAAGTATGTATTCACAGTTGCAATCACAAATACAAGCTTTATCTGAACAGATGAAAGATAAAGATGGTACAATAGAAACATTAGAACGACAATTAGTACAGTCTGGAATTAAAATGAAAGTTCAAGAAGGTGGATTAAAAGTTAAAGATACACTTCAAAAAACAGATGCAGAACAAAAACTTTTAAGAAATATGATGAAAGCAGAGTTTGACATTGTACGAAGAGATTTGCGAAAAGAAGTAAAAGATGATGCAAAAGAACAAAAAGATAAGCAAAAAAAAGACTTTGAAGATTCTGCTAAACAGAAATAAATTTACTCAAACTAAAAGGATAATAAAATGAATAGTCAAGAACAAGTAAGTAACGCTCTTTCGGGAGCCCCAGAAAGTTCTTCTAACGAAGAAATGGATGTCGATAAGTTTTTCGAGGCTTTAGACAACCAAGTGAATGGTTCAATCTATGATAATGAACCACAAGTGACCAATCAACCTCAGACAACCTCTAATCAGTTGGATAATCAAGATGTACAATCTGAACCTACTGATATGAGCCCTGTAGAAGGTCAAGATACGGATATTGGAAATCTGCAAAAACGGTATAGTGATTCTAGCAGAGAAGCTAAAAAGCTTAGTAAGCAATTAAAGGAGATAGAACCATATATGCCAATACTCGATGCTATGAAAGAAGACCCTAATTTAATTTCTCATGTGAGAGGTTATTTTGAGGGTGGTGGAGAAGCGCCTAGTTCGATGAAAGAAAAACTAAACTTAGGTGAAGATTTTGTGTTTGACCCAGATGAAGCTATGTCAAATTCAGATTCAGATTCTGCAAGAGTATTGTCAGCAACAATTGATGGTGTAGTTCAAAAAAGATTAAATGAAACTATGTCTCATCAAAAACAAGAGAATACAAGACTTGCGAAAGAAATTGAATTTAAACAAAAGCATAATTTGGATGACGGACAATGGTCTAAATTTGTTGAATTTGCAAAAAATAAAACTTTAGAGTTAGATGATATATTTTATTTAATGAATAAAGGTAAAAGAGAGCAAACTATTGCTCGTAATGCAAATCAAGAAGTAACCAATCAAATGAAAAGGGTTCAACAAAAACCTGCTTCATTAGCGTCCGCTGGTAGTTCACCAGAACAAGAAAAATCTCACGATGATATGGTTTTTGATGCTATTCTAGGTGCTGAAAACAAATTAGAAAAAGCACTAGGATTCTAAAACATTAGTTTTAGTCTCCTATTGTCAAATCAGTAAATAAAGAATAGGAGCCTAAAATGGCAAGTGACCTTTTACAAATTGGTGGCGTTACTGGTTTAACTGAGAATAGCGCTGGACTCGATGATAATCTGAGTACTGGTGACCTGCGGAGGCGGTATAACTTTGGTGACAAAGTATCCGAATTAGCGATTGCACAAGACCCGTTTTTTCGCTTGGTGTCTAAGGTAAATAAAAAACCTACCGATGACCCTCAGTTTAAATTCACAGAACGTAGACCATCTTACCATAAGCGATATGCTTATGTCATGGGTTTTGTATCTAACTCAACTGATGAGTTTGCAGATGCACAACTCGACCAGTTTGGAACAGCAGCCGCTGTTTCCGCAGCTGGACAATCAGTTAAAGTCTATATGGCAACGGACTATAAATCAGCTGGAAATATTAGTAATGTTCAAGGACAAACAAGCGGAGCAATTGATGTTGGTGCGTCTGGAACAAGACCTACATTTTTCTTACCTGGCCAGTTAGTTAGAATACCAGTAACAGCAACAGCTGGTGGCAGTGCTACCGCAGTTGGATATCATATTATGAAAGTAGATACTGTAACTGATAGTTTAACGAAAGATAGTAAAGAAGCTGTAGCTTTAGAAGGTAAAATTGTTAAGTTTGAAACAGGAAAAAATGAGTTAGCTTCTTTTGTAGGTAATAACTTTGGCCCTGGCGGAGTTGCTGGAGATGAAGCTGTTTCAGACAGAACTATTTCATCACAATTAGAACCAATTAGAAGTTATGTTGTTGGTTCTGCACATGCTCAAGGTAGTACTTACCCACAAACATGGCAAGACAATCCTTTCTCAACTGGTAATGGTCTTACACAAATTTGGAAGACTGCATTATCAATGGACAATACAACTCGTGCAACAGTACTAAAGTACGAAGGCAATGAGTTTGCACGTCTATGGAGAGAAAAGTTAATTGAACACAAGTTCGATATTGAAACTGCTATGCTTTTTGGTTCACAGTACACCGATGCAGCTGGAGTTCAATACACTCAAGGAGCTCTTGATTATATTGTAAACTATGGAAATTTATTTTCATGGGATACAAATAAATCATCTGATGATTTCTTGGATGATATGAGTAAATTCCTTGACCCTCGTTATAACAATGCAAACGCAACTGTATTCTTCTGTTCAACAGACGTATACAATTGGTTCCACAAATTAGATGGATACTTTACTGCAAATGCTAAGAAGACCGATTTAGGTTCTGCTAATTCATTCGCAGCTAGAGGAGAAATGTCAATGGGTGAAAGAAAATCAGCCTTTGGCGTAGATGTTACTACTGTTTACACTCCATACGGAGTTATGAACATTTCTCGTAACGTACACCTAGATGGAACTAGTGTTAAAATAATGGGTATCAACATGGCTCACTGTGCATACAGACCATTAGTTGGTAACGGAATTAACAGAGATACTGCAATTTATGTTGGTGTGCAAACACTAGAAAATAGTGGTATTGACAAACGTATTGACTTAGTACAAACAGAAGCTGGTATGGAATGGCAAATGCCTGAATCCCATGCAGTTTGGACTGGTTGATTATAATTAGTTAATCATGGATTTGATGCCCCTGACGTTATTTTCCTCCTTTTTTTCCGAAGGGGCAGAGAATCCTTATAGGACTTTAAATGGCAACAACTAACATAGCAACAGACATACAAAACATTACAGGTGTAACTACTGCAAACGCAGGGTTTATTACATCTGCACAAAAGTTTGTTGCATCTAAAATACCAAAAGATTTATTGGGGTTTGCAAAAGTTAAGTCTGGTGATATTGATACTGGTAATCATTCTAATGATAAACTATCTACATCTAAAATAACAGATGTTGTAAGAGATGGTTATCTTTGCACAAAAATAACAGTAGAACAAGCTGCTTTTGCTAATGACTCTGCAAGTTTACAAAAATCAACAGAAAAATTTCCTACTTATACTATTATAGGAGATAGTGCTGGTGCAAAACTACAAATACATCCTACTCCAACTAATAGTAAAGTAGCAAACTATTATTTTATAGACCCTACAACAATTGATGATGATACTGTTCTTATGTCAGCAGTTATATACCATTCAGTATCAAATGAATATACAAAACTAGCATCTGCAACTGTTCCTAGTTTTTCAAGTGTTTCAGCACCTACTACACCTACTTTAACTTCTAATAGTATTACTTTTAATGAAACAGCACCTACTTATTCTAAACCAACTGTATCTTTAACAGGAGATATAAGTATATCAGATTTATCTATAACTTCAATAGCACCTACTCCTCCAACATTACAGAGTAATTCTGTTACATTTAATCAAACTGCACCAACGTATCAAAAACCTGTATTAACACTAGATACATTAACTATTTCAGATTTAAGTATTACTAGTGCATCTCCAAATACTCCTAGTTTAAGTTCTAGTTCAATATTGTTTTCTACAAATGCACCATCATTTACAGCACCAGCTATGGGTAATCTTGACTTTGCAGATACAGAAGATTTAATTACGAATGAAGAAGATAGTGAAATGCTATCAGCAAGAGTTAGTGAGATTAATTCTAAAATAAGTGAGTTTAGTGCAAGGATACAAGAATCGCAAGCAGTATTCAATAAAGAAAATACAGAATACCAAGCAGAATTACAAAAATCTATTGAAAGTGCAAAGTTAAGTTCTCAAGACGATGCACAACAAATACAAAAATACAATGCAGAAATTAATGATTTTCAAGCAAGTGTAAATAAAGAAATACAAGAATACAGACAGAATCTTGAAAAAGAATTAGAATTGTGGACTAGAAAAAGAACAACTGATTTACAAAAATATCAATCAGATATACAAAATAATTTAAATACATTTAATGAAGAAAATGCTGAGTATCAAGCAGAGTTACAAGTGTCTATACAAAATGCACAATTATCTTCACAAGATGATGTTCAATCATTGCAAAAATATTCAAATGATATAACTGTATATCAAAATAATGTAAATAAAGAAATTCAACAGTTTTCACAAAATACTGAAAAAGATATACAATTATTTACAGTTAAAAGAAATACAGAATTGCAAAAATTTCAAAACGACATACAAAATGAACTTAACGAATTTAACAAAGAGAATGTTGCTTATCAGGCTTTATTGCAAAAAGCAATAGAAGACGCTAGATTAGCTTCTCAAGATGATGTTCAAAAAATACAGAATTATGGTTCTGAAATTCAAGAATATCAAACACAAGTAAATGAAGAATTACAAAAATTTGCAAGTAACTTACAAAAATCACAGTTTTACAGTACTGAAAGTAAAAAGTATTACGATTGGTCTGTAAATGAAGTAACTTTGTACATACAAAATAATTCAGATATTTTGAAAGCAACATTAGCCCAACAGTCTAGGAGATAAATATGGCTACAACATTTAAAATAAATTATTCAGCAAGTGCAACACCAATTGAAGAAATACAAGCAACAGATACTAATAATGTAGCTAGAATTATACATAGTAGTATTGATAAGTCAATAGGTGGTTCAAAAGAAATATCTTGCTCAACAACATCAACAAATGTTGCTTATAAAGACTACACAACTACTGCGACTAATACTACTACAATTAATGCTATTACAAGTCTTACCTTAACTGGATTAGATTTTTTAATGGTTAAGATTAGAGAAGCTGGTTCTTCAGGAACTCCTGATGTAACTGTAGAAATTGGAGACCAAATAGCATCTAAAATTATAGGAGTTGGTGATGTTTGTGTATTAAGACCTTCAGGAGCAGCTGGTAGTACAATAGAAATATTTTCTAGTGGAGCAACAGAAGTTGCAAAAGTAGATATACTTTATGGGATTGAATCATAATGACTGTATTAGAAATAATGGAACGAGCAGGTATAAAAAACGAAACACTTGCTATTGCATATATAAAAGATGCGTTACATTTAATACAATCCAATGTTGAAGAAAATGTAAAATCTACTAAACAAAATATTGTAGATGGTACATTGACTTATGATTTACCAGCAGATGCAATAAAATTAAAAACTGTATCTGTTTTAGATACAACAGATAATAAATATAAAAGAATTAGAAGACTAGCTCATAGTTCTATAGTAACAGAGGATACAGACCCAGAATGAGTTTTGACACACATAGAAATTGGTTTTATCAACTACATGGAAAACAAATACACTTATGGCAATATTCTAAGTCAGGTAATACTGATTTAGTAGGTGGTAATAGAGTAAGAGTTCCGTCAGATTTTCATGGTAGTCAACTTATATACCCAAATGAAAGTATCACTAATGGACTTAAAATTGAACACACAACAATTGATGTTCCATTTGTAAATGAAGACCCTGAGTCTACTACATATAGCAGTCTAACTGAAGACACTTCTCCTGACACTACTTCTCATATAAATGTAAATAGAATGTTAGCATTATCTATTGTAGACTACGTAAAAAGTCAAGTAGGAGATTCTCAGGGTGATGTAAATCGTAAAGAATATTATATGCGAGAATTTTGGAAAAAAGTTGGAGATAACGAAAGTAATAAACGCAAAACATCTATGTCGTTTCCTACCTCTCCTTTTGCAGTGAGGTAAAATGTCCACGACACCAGAAAGAGAATCACGAACTCTTCATCAAAAAAAACCTCAAATTGATAGAATACATGAAGGTTACCCTCCAAAAAATAGTGGATACGAAGGTGAAATAAGATTACATTTTGTAAAAGGTGATGGTTTAAGACTTTACGTTCGTAGAGCAAAAAATTGGCATTATACATCTTTATCAACTACAGGAACAACGTCAACAACTACTACTGTTTCTAGTGGTGGTAGTGGTGATATAACATCTGTTACAGCAGGTACAGGATTATCTGGTGGTGGAACTACAGGTGACGTTACATTAACTAATTCAGGAGTTACATCTAATGTAGCAGGCACAGGTATAAATGTAAATGCAAGTACTGGTGCTGTAACTATTACAAACGCAGGAGTTACTTCAAATGTAGCTGGAACTGGTATTAACGTAAGTGCAGCTACTGGAGCAGTTACAATAAGTGTTTCTGGATTAACTGTTTCAGAACTGGCAGCTAACTCTTTACAAACAAGTGGTGAGTCATTTAGTGACAATGATACGTCATTAATGACATCAGCTGCTATACAAGACAAAATACAATCTTTTTCTTATATAACTTTATCATCACTAAGCGCATCTGCACCTATAACATACGATAATAGTAGTGGTGCTTTTAGTATTGCAGACCACGCAGTTACTCTAGCAAAGTTACCAGAAATAGCTACAGCAAGATTTTTAGGAAGAACTTCTAGTAGTACTGGTGATGTAGAAGTCCTTACAGTAGGTCAAGTAGGTACTTTATTAAGTTTAGATACTTATTTAACTGCACCAAGAACAGTTACAGCAGGTGGCAATACATTAGCTACAAGTGAAACACTAGCGTTTACAGCAGGGTCTAATGTAACAATAACTGAAAGTGGTGGTGCAGTTACTATAACTTCTACTGATACTAATACTGATACTGTAGATATGGGTGATGGATTTAGACTTGTTGATGTAGACTCTAATGTACAAGTCACAGAAAATAAATATGTTAAATTTAAAACAGCTTCAGGTGGTTCAGGTTTTGGAGATATAACTGGTGGAGATGGTAGTTCAGGCAATCCTTGGATATATCAATTACAATATACAGATACTAATACTGTTTACTCTGTTATGGGTAATGGTAATAGTTACGCTGCTGGTCTTGTTTTAGCAGGAGCTTCTAATCACCTTAATCAATATTTACGCAAAGACGGAACGTGGGATTTACCTTCTATTCATATACAAGACGATGATGGTAATTCTTTAACTGTAGACATTGATGAACATATTAAGATTACAGGTACTGGTGGCATAACTACTGATTGGACAACTGATGATGCTGGTAGTGGTTCTGGAACACCTAACATACTTACAATAGGATTAGGTAGCATAACACAAGTAGGAGCATTATCGCAAGGTTCTATTGCTTCTGGATTTACTACAATAGATGAAGGGTTTATTGATTCAGATATAGTTCGCAAAAATGCAAATACGACTATTACTGGTATATATACATTTTCTGGTAAAGGTATTGTAATAAATGCTGGTAGCGGTGATAATGTAACTGGATATGATGCTTCTTTGTATATAACAGCTACTTCAAGCAATGATTGGGGTATGTGGATAAATAAAGCAAGTTATAATTATGGATTAAAAGTAGAAACAGCTGCTGATGCAAATAGTGCTATTGTTGTAAAAAGCTCAAGTTCAAATACATTTATTGTAAGTGGAGCAGGGGCAGTAACTACAGGAACTTGGAATGGTGCTGTTATTGCAAGTGCTTATCTTGATTCAGATACTGCTCATCTTTCAGGCAGTATATTTACAGGAACAGCTTCTTTTGGTGATTTAGATATAATACCAACATCAAGCAATCGTTCTGTTATAAAACATGATAGTGGTAGTGGCTCTCTTACTCTTAGAGGCGACCAAATTAATCTTCAAAACAGAGCTGGTGACGATACAGGATTGACTTATAATGATGGTGGTGGAGTTACTTTTGGAGGAGAAATTACTATACCAAGTTATTTAAACATTGACCAAACAGCTCAAAATGGAATTAGAATTAAAACTGATGATACAGCAGTTATTTGGGTTTATGATAAGACTTCTGATGCTCTTACAGGTGGTGTTAATTGGGGGCATTCTGATGGAACAACAATTTTTTATACAAATGGTATAAATGAAAGAATGCGTATCACATCTGCTGGAGTTATTATAGGTAGCAATCATACTCTTTCATCAGAAAGTGTTGCACATTTTCAAATTAAAGGTTCAAATAGTGCAGCTGTTGGAGTAAAATTAAGTGCTAATGGCAATCTTAGAGGTTGGATATATGCAAATGATTCATCTGAGTATGGATTTTTAAATACATCAGGAAATTGGGATTTAAGAAAAACTCATAATAGTCATCTTCTTGTTTATGGAAGTGGTAGTACTGTTGCAAAGTTTGGAAGTGGTGATGCATGGGGAAGAATAGAGTTTGAAGGAGGATTTACTAATGGTGTTTATGTGTATACTCAACATGGCGATTTTAGGGTAGATGGTGGACATTGGAACCCTTATGGTAATAATGATACCGATTTAGGTGGAGATAGTTTAAGGTGGAGAGATTTAAAACTTGGCAATCATATTATAGGTGGATTTGGTGCAAGAGAAACTGGAGGGACAACTAATTGGAACGATGGTACAAATGCAAGGAGTGGACAAGGGCATACATTGCTTTTAGGTAATCATTCAAATGGGCCAAGTGGAACAGGTGATTATTTTCATCCATTTACTTTTGAATACAATAGTAAAGATGGTGGTGGTAATATGACACAGTTTGCTATTCCATATATTGTTGGTAATGGTGGTGGTATGTATATGCGTGGTAGATATAATGGTGGTTGGGGTGGTTGGGTTCAGTTTCATGACAATGATAATATGTCAGGAATTGCAAGAACAGGAAATAGTTATGGTTCGTTTAATGTGACAAATGGAAATCTTGGTTATCCAGGCCATACATACAGTAGTCATTCTAGCAAACCTACTGTTATGTTTGCAGATGCTACTGGAAGTGGAGGTATTTACTATCAAACTAGTGGTAGATGGGCTGTATATCATAATTATGGTCATAACTGTTTAGGAATAAACACATCTTCAACGGATTCAGCGTATGAGTTAAAAGTTGATGGTGATATATTTGCTACAGGTGATGTTATTGCATTTTCTGATGCAAGGTGGAAAACAGAAATAGAAACAATATCTAATCCTATTGATAAGATTATGGATATGCGAGGTGTTTACTACAGAGAACTTCCAAAGGGTGATAAAAAAGTTAGCGATAGAAGAAAAATGGGTGTAATTGCTCAAGAAATGTTAAAAGTAGCTCCAGAGGTAGTAACTTATGGAGAAACTAATGACGAATATGCTGTAGATTATAGTAAATTAGTAGGTATTCTTATTGAAGGAATTAAAGAATTAAAACAAGAAATTAATGAATTGAAAGGAAGCTGATATGGCTTTAGAAAAAGAAATATCAAAATATGGTTTTACCGCAAACAAAGGTTATCATGTTATTGATTCTGTAGGATATAATAAAAGATTAGTAACACCAACTGTTTCTACTGGTGAAAAAAATGGAAATATGTCTGTAGTTTCTTATTCAGATAAAGATGCAAGAGATGCTGGAGACGAACCAATGAAACAACAAAGTTATCAATTTGATGTAGCAACAGGTTCAGACGCTGAAGATATTTTAACACAAGCATACGCACATTTAAAAACGCTTGATGAATACAAGGATGCAACTGACGTATAATGGCTGTACCCACTTCAGGAAGTATATCAATGCTTGGGCTTATGAATGAAGCTCGTTATGATGATTATAGCGCAGGTAATGCTATGACCAATACTGAACGTAATATTAATCTTGATAAATTAAGTGGGTTAGTAAACGCTGCTTTTAATGGAGCAGGGGGAATTGTAAGTGCTTGGGAAAATACAAATAACTTAAACAGCAGTCAACCACACGCTATGAGCGAATTTAGAGGTGCAGACAGAGATGATGGTAGTGGTGACCCATAATATGTCTTGAATAAAGATGTTTTATTGTTGTAAATTTATCAAATTTAATTAAGGAGTAAAAATGAAAGTTAAATTAGCTTTTTTAGTACAAAATGAAGCTTTGCAAAAATTGGTAGATGAACCAATGGATGCATTAACTAGTTTTAGAATTGGTAAAACAGTTTCAAGTGTACAATCAGAACTAGAAACTTTTGAAAAAACAAGACAATCTATGTTGGAAAAATATGGCACTAAAACAGAAGATGGTGAAGGATTGGAAATTAAACCAGAAAGTAAAAACTGGAAAAAATTTGTTACAGAGTACGAAGAACTCATAAACGAAGAAGTCGAAATAGATGCAAAAAAAGTTAAAATTTCTGCATTGAAACAAGTTAAAATGTCTCCAAAAGACCTTTTATCTTTAGGTTGGCTTATAGAAGAATAAAAAAGATGTGTCCATGTCAGCTATCTTCGGGCGGTAAGGCACACAAAATACAAGGAAGATAATATGAGCTTAAATCAATTATCCGTCAAAGAAGCGGCAAACGTTTCTCTAGGTGGTGTTGGATGTTTCATAGAAGATGGCGCAACTCCTATTACAGGAAAAAAAATTGTAGCAATTCAATTTTTATCTGACACTACATTTACCACTCTCACACCAAACAGTTCTGCATTTATTGGCACATCAGGTGGCAATGGTGATGATATTGATACAAATAATACATTTCCTACAGGATTAACTTTATTTGGTCAATTTACTGGTTTTGAATTAGCAACTGGTTCAGTAATTGCATACGAAGGTGCGTTTTAATGGTTAATATGTGGCTAAGTTTAGGGATTGGAATTATAAGTGAAATCTCTAAAGTTAAAGACATATTATTTGGTAACCTACATACAGAAGATGCTAAAAATTTAGTATCTGAAGATGGTGGGTATTTAATTTTATAGGAGAAAAATATTATGGCAGATGTAAAGATTAGTCAATTAACAGCGTTAGCAAGTGCTAACGCAGACGTAGCAGGAGATGTTCTTGCTATTGTAGACACAAGCGTTCCTCAAACAAAAAAGATTACAATAGAAAATTTAGTAGCTCCGATTACTTTAGATAAAAGTAATGCAAGAATTGGTATTGGAGAATCAAGCCCTGGCTCTCCTCTTGATGTGAAAAGTGGAGAAGCTGCTAATACAGCTAATTTTAATTCTACAAGTGGAGCTACAAATATAACTCTTGAAAGTTCTGGTTCATTAATAGGTCAAATGGAATTTGTATCATCTGGCACATCTGCAATCGTTACAAGAACATCTGCAAGTTTAGCACTTGGCTCTAATAATGTAAGAACACTTTACATAACAGATGATGACAGGATTGGTATAGGAACTGCAAGTCCAAAAGAAAAACTCGAAGTTGAGGGAGATATAGCTAACTGGAGATTGTATAGCAGAACTGGTGTTATTAATGGTGCTTTATCTTTTAATAGTTATTACAATGGTAGTGCTTGGGTTCACGATGATGACTCTAAAGTATCTATGAATATGTATATGTCTGACTCAAGAGATAATTTAGAATTTTCTGTAAGAGCAGGTGGGACTTCAGCAGGTGAAGGTAGTACACAGATGGTAATATCTTCTGAAGGAAATGTTGGTATAGGAACTGGAACCCCAAACATTTCTCAATATGGCTCAACTGTAAATGTTTTGAGCGTAGTAAATGAAAGTAGTGCTGGTAACTATGGAGCGATAGAAATTGCTGGATATCGCACAAACGATGGTCAAGTGGGTGATTTAAACTTTTTAAATACTGATGGAAGTGATGGTGAACAATCAAGAGGGTTAATTCGTGCATATAGAGATGGTGCAAATGACGCATTAGGTTTTCAATTTTTTGTAAAAGCAACTGGTGAAAGTACTACTGAAAAAATGCGTATTAGGTCTGATGGTGTCGCTCAATTTAGAGATGGTATTAGGTTCTTAGCAACAAATGGGTCTGAACCAACAGGAGATGAACACCATGATGTTGCTATAAAAATTGGCATTTATAAAAAGGCTTGTGATTCAACTGATATATCGCAAGGGTATATTGATATTGACCACGATATTTACAGAGATAATGTTCTTGGTGTAGAAGCAGGAATATTTGATTCTAACTTAAATGTATTTAAGCCAGGATTTGCAAATGGAGATGGATGGTTGAGAGAAATGACTATATTTGCATCAGGTGGTACGATTAGAGTTTATTTTGGAGGTAGTGTTGCAATAGGAGATATTGTAAAGCTTGTAATATTTTACACAGGAAGTACAGGTTAATGCGTAAAAAACTCAACCAATGGGCTGATTTTTCAAAAATTGCAAACTGGATGATAGTCTTTGGTTTTGTAATAGCATTTATGGTAAGCATCTTTAGTTGCCAAGACTATCACATAGGTAAGACACGAGAAGAACTATCGCAAGAAATGTTTGAGTTAGATAGCTTGATGCGTAAAGTTGTGTGGACAGCAGATAGTTTAGGTATCTATGAAGAACTTTATATAAATGCTCAAAGAATTAACAATGGTAGTAACTAATGATTGAATTTATTGTAGGGCTTTTCTTTGGATACGTTATTAGTGGAGATGTAGGAGAACCTGTACCTTCACAGATAATTACATATACTGATAGCACACAAGTAGTTAAAGTGTATAGGTCAGATTTTCATGGATACAGATACTATCCTAATTCATTAGCTATCGGTTGGAATACAAATGATTACAGGTACTGGCAGACAGACCAGATTGTTAAGCCTGTATATAGAAAAGAAATAGTCATTAATAAAAAACCTAAACCAAGACCAACAGAGAATAAAGAATGACTAAACCGATAGGACAAGACTCAAGTCTTAACATTAGTTTGCCTATGCTTTTTCAGGCAGTAGCAGTAATTGGTGCAATGGTCTGGGGATATGGTGAGTTAAATGGTCGCATATCATTTCTTGAATACCAAGTAAAGATAAACGAAGAACATATAGAAGCTATTGAAGAAGATGCTAAAGAAAGTCAGAATGCAGAGATACCAGCAGACATAAGGCAGAATGAAAAGATTGAAGTTCTTGAAAGAGAATTAGAAAGATTGCGTAATGAGTAAAGGAATTAGTGAAGACGCTCAAATACATATTTCAATTACTTTTCTTATTAAAGCGATGGTTGCAGTTGCGGTGGTGGTTGGCAGTTGGTACCAAGCTCAAATGCAATTCGCAGAACATAAAACAAGAATTAGAACTTTAGAAGATAAAATAACTGTATTAAATGCTTCTATAGAAGGTATGGAGTCTCAACATATTGAAGATTTAGAAGAAACTAATAGAACTTTAATGCAAAAATTAGGACTTAAAAAATAATGCCAAGAAAAAAAGTTAAAAAACGTAAAGGTTTGTATGCAAACATACATGCTAAAAGAAAACGTATTAAAGCTGGTTCAGGTGAAAAAATGAGAAAACCTGGCTCTAAAGGCGCTCCTACTAAAGCACAATTTAAAAGAGCTGCTAAGACTGCAAGAAAAAGACCTGTACGTAAAAAGAAGAAGTGAAAGAAGAGAAAGTAAAGGTATAGTTTATGCCTAAAAAGAGAAAACAAAAAAACGTAAGAAGAACTACTGGCAAAGGTGGTAATTACAGACCTACTAAAAAAGGTGCTGGTATGACTCGAAAAGGGGTTAAAGCTTATAGAAAGGCAAATCCTGGCTCTAAGTTAAAAACTGCTGTTACAGGTAAAGTTAAAAAAGGTAGCAAAGCAGCTAAAAGACGTAAATCATATTGCGCACGTTCTCTTGGGCAACTAAAAAGAAGTTCTGCTAAAACTAGAAAAAATCCTAATTCAAGGATTAGACAAGCTAGAAGAAGATGGAAATGTTAAAATTAAATATGAAAGAGGTGTATTGTGGAAAATTGGACTGAAGTAGGTTTTGCTGGTTTAGCTGCTGGTATTCTTTGGATGACATTCAAATGGATGACCAATGAATTAAATAAAAAGATAGATGATTTACATGATATTATAATTAAATTAATAGACGCAAAGAATGTAATGGTGGATAAATTTCAAGAATTAAATGATGAAGTAACTGACCAACTTAACTATATTGAAGCAAAAGTAGGTAATGGTAGAGGGTCAAAACAAAGAAGAAAGGCTGGTAAATAATGCCAAGTGGAAAAGGTACTTATGGTCGTAAAAGAGGAAGACCATCTAAAAAATCAGGTAAAAAAATGACTAAAGCACAAGTCGTTAAAATGATTAAATCGAAAGCAAAAAAACGAAGAAAAAAGAAATAATTATGGACTCAGTTAAAGCTGTTATTTCTGGTTCAGCAGGAGTAGGAGTATGGTGGGTAAATTTACCTATGATGCTTCAAACTGCGGTATCAATAACAACATTAATATATTTAATAATAAAAATAAGAAAGGAACTATCATGATTCAAGAAATGATTATGAAGTATTTGTTTAACGAAGATAATAAAAAGAAAATTATTAACGAATTAAATAAAAATGTAAACATACCTATTATTAACGAAGATACAGAAGAAAAAATTATATCTTCTATTTACGATGTATTTGAAGATGTAATGGGAAAAGTTTTAAAAAAATAATGAGAATTACTTTTGGAGAAATAGTACAAGAAGTTCTACGACATGAAGGGGGTTATGTAAATGACCCTCTTGATAGTGGTGGTGAAACTAAGTACGGAATATCAAAAAGAGCTCATGGAAGTGTAGATATAAAAAATCTCACTGTTGAAGATGCTTGTGCTATTTACAGAGAAGATTACTGGAAACCTTGTAAAGCAGAAAAATTACCAGAAGAATTAAGAGAACCTTATTTTCTTTTTGTAGTAAATGCTGGTCAAGCTAAAGCTGTAAAAGTTTTACAAAAAGCGTGTAATGCTAAAAATAGAAAAAGTGAACAAATAACTGTAGATGGTAGAATAGGTAGAATGACTATTGGTGCATCTAAAAAACTTGAAAGAGATAGACTTGTATCTTATATTGTTTTAGAGTATGCTAGAATAGTATACCGAAATGTTTCTCAAGAACGTTTTTGGTATGGTTGGTATAAAAGAGCTTTAGGTCTATAATGCCTAAACAAGTATTTAAATTAACAGACTTTCATGGAGGTCTGAACAGCAATGCTGACCCTAGAGATATTGCTCTAGAAGAAAGTCCTGTTCTATCTAATCTTACAACAGAAAACATAGGCAAGTTAAGAGTATCTGGTAAAACAGAAAATCATTCAGAAGTACAATCTCCAGCAGCTGCTAATATTGCATCTGGATTTGGATTGTTTGTTATGTCCCATGATAGAACTAACGCAAACCAAGCATCCGTTATAACAGGTACAGAAAGTAAAACTGATTACTTATTGCATACAGATACTACAAACTGTGATGTTTCTATATATAATAAAAGCACAGATGCATGGGGTGAAGGGTTAATAGACGTAGGTGGAACAACAGGTTCTCAAAATATATTTACATATCTAGATGGAGCATTGAGAGTTTCTGATTCTAGTGGTAAAAATGGCACAAAGTGGTATGGATATTTAGATAAAAAACTATATAATGGAATACCAACAAATATTGCAATAGAAGATGGGGGAACTAGTTATGGTTCTGGAAGTAGTTTAACTATACAAAATCATGCAACTTCACCTACTAACTGGTTAGATGGAGCAGGTACATATACTACTGGTGTTAATGGAGCTATAACTGGAGTTACTCTTACTTATGGTGGTGGTGGTTTTGATTCTATAGGACAGGTTAATGCGATACCTGATGTATCAGGTGATAGTAATGCAACTATTACAGGTTCAGGAAATATTTATAAATCTGAAATTAATGGATGGTATTCTTTAGATAATGAAATAGAAAGTCCTAACTTTGGGAAAAATGGCACTACAGCTCCTGTTGATGGTAGTCGTGGATTTAATATTAATATTACAACTGCTTCAGATGCTAGTTCTTCATGGGTAGCAGATACTTACCAAATTGCATTTAGTTTAATTTATGATGGCAATCAGGAATCATTACTATATATACCACAAACAAATCATACGTTTACTGTTGCAGAAGATTATTCTGTAAGAATGTCTGCATATATGAGAGATTTAACTCAATCAACTGCTCTTTCTAAAAGAGTGATGGGTGGAAGAGTTTATTTTAAAGTATTAGACTCAGATGATGAATGGAAATTATTAGCACATATGGATGTTGAGAAAGGTCTTAGAGCAACTCTAACTACAAATGATTGGGCAAAATGGGGAGAATACGCAGCTAACAATTTAAAAACTTCTGATTCCACAACAGCAGGAGATAATTATAGAATATGTACATCTTTAGAAATGAATACAGATACATATTCATCTATAAATGGTTATGACCCTGATGAACCATCAATTCATGTACAAAACTATACCTGTTCTACAGTTGTAGGAAGAACTATGTATGTTGCTAACGTTAAAAGAAAAACAGAATTAAATAAAACGCAAAGACAGTCGGACGCTATGTACAAAAGCATTGTCAATAAATTTGATGTATTTCCTTATAGTAGCAAGATAGAAGTAAATGTAGAAGATGGTGAAGATATAGTAGCATTAGAAAACTTTGCTGATAGAATATTGCAGTACAAAAATAAAACATTATATATAATTAATGTTTCTGGTAGTTACGAATTTTTAGAATCTCAACATAAACATATGGGTGTTAATCAGCAATCTGCTGTTTGCAAAACAGAATTTGGTATTGCTTGGGCGAACCAACAAGGTGCGTATTTATACGATGGCAGACAAATAATTAATTTACTTGAAAAAAATAATATAAAAGTTATTGCAACAAATACATGGAATAGTTTTTTTACTTTAAATGGTTCAGTGGGATATTCACCAAAAAGTAAACAAATAATCTTTTTAGGTAGCACTAGTGGTAGCAGTAATGTTTATGTGTATAATATTGTAACTAAGTCATGGGAAATAATAACTGGAAAATTTGGTGGGAGCACAAACAAAAGTAATTTTGCAGTAGATTGGAACAATGATTTGATATACTCTTATAATAATAGTGGGACTCCTGTAATACAAAAGTACAGTCCTTATACTACAGAATCTGCTACAATAGATTACTCCACTAGAGATATAGACTTTGGACAGCCTGGAGTTCAGAAAAAGTTTTATAAAGTAAAGATAAGCTATAAAGGAGATGCTAGTTCTTTGAACGTTAAATATTCAGTTAATGGTTCTTCTGTTTTAAAACAATTTAATAGTGATGATACTCCATTGTCAAACGCAGGAACAACTGAATGGAATGTTGCAGAATTGACATCTTCTACATCAAGTGAATCTAATAACATAAATAGTATACAATTACACTTTGATGGTACAGTAGCATCAGACTTTGAAATTAATGATATATCATTTATTTATCGAGGTAAAAACGTAAAATAATGTTATTTGAGAACTTAAAAAATTTAGTTAAATTTACAAAAATATTTAATAATTTTAATTTGCTTTATGTCAAGATATAAACTTTCACCAAATGTTGCATATTCTATGCGTACTGGACTTACTTCAGAAGATAGACCTAAACTAGGAGGAACAGGACTTACTGATTCAGTTGCAGCTCCTACTATAGCAAAGCTTAATCCTTCTAGTGATTTTAATTATGTAAGCAATATTGCTGTACCAACTGGAAGTTCTCCTTCATCAACTTCTAGAATGGGAACTCTTTCTAGTTATAAAATGCTTGGACAGAAAATTGCTGGTTTTAGACAATCGCAAACAGATACAAGAAATTTTTTAGTAGATATTGAATTAGATGCTATTAAAACTGCAACTAGAAAAAAAGCATATAGTGGATTAGCAGATTTTACTAGTGGTGTAGCTGATTTACTTATATCTAAAAAAGAGTTTGAAGAAGCAGAAGAATCAAGAAAAGATGTTGAAGTTCAAGTAGAAGAAACAAGACGTGAAATAAAAGAAAGAAAAAATAAAGTAGAAAAATCAACATCTACAGTAAAGACCTCAGATTCTTCATCTGGAGCAACTGGACTTTATAAAAACGCTTTTTCTTCTTCTATAAAAGATATGTACGAATCTGCATCTCCAGTAGCTTTAAAGTTATCAGAAGAAGCATCATCTGTTGATGAATCATTAATTGATATAGAACCAGACCAATCATATTCTGATATAAAAGAAACATCATTAATCCCTATCACTAGAGGAGGAAGGGTTTCTTTACCTTCAAATGAATATGATATAATTGGAGGTGCAAAGAAAACAATTAAATTTTTAGGACAAGGATTTTCTAAAAGAATGACTAAAAACCTTGAGTCAAAAGAAAAAAAGTATAATAAAATAGTAAAACAATTACAAACAGCAAGACCAAATCGTAGAGCACAACTTGAAAATCAACTTGATAGATTGCAAGTAGAAATTGAAGGTTTGGTATATAGTAATTAACAATGAATCCATTTAATTTATTAAAAAATGTTGGTATTGGAAAAAGCTTAATGAGCTTAGCTGCAACTACTCCTCAATTACAAGCAATATCATTTGGAGCGCAAATTGTTGGAGGTTTAGCAGGTGCATTTTCTTCTAAAAATTTTGCAAATAGACAATTACCAAACATAAATAGAGCAATATCTGGAATAGCAGGTCAAAAAGAACAAGTTTCTGATATAGCACAAATAGAAAGAGGCATATCTGCTCAAGTAAGAAAAGAAGATAGAGAGTTTGCAAGTGAAGACATAGGATTTAAAAAAGAATCTTTAACAAGAAACCTTGCTACTAATTTAAATAAACAAGGATTTTCTACTAGCCTCGCCCCTACTGAAACAGCAGAACTAGGAATGGATGCACTAAACCTATCTGCTGATAAAATGGTAACAGGAATAGATAGACAATATGGAGCAAGATTGGCTTCTATAGATGAATCAGAAGCTAATAAACTTGCACAAATAGATAAATCTTTACAAGAACTACAATTACAAAAAGCTAAATTACAACAGAATACAGGTATATTAGGTTTTGTAGGAAACGCTTTAGGATAAAATGTCAATACTTAATGCATTAAGAAAATTAGAGTCTGGATACAGACAAAGTGCTAATGTTGAATTAGCAAAAATGAGATTGCTTGAAAGTCAAAGACAGTTTGACATACAACAAGACTTTAGAGAAAGACAATTTGCAGAGAAAGAAGATTTAACACAATTAAGTGAAGATTTAAAACGAACTCAATTAGAAAATATAAAATTAGATAGATTTATTAAAGGAGTTGAAATATTACAATCAGGTGTAAAACAAAAACAATCAATGGATACACAGGATTTAGCTTTAACTTTTTCTAAATTAAAACCTATAAAAACTTATCTAGATAATCCATCTGGGAAAAGGGCTGGCATCAATGCAGAAAAAGCTTTAGTGAACATGAAATTTAGTAATGAAGATGCTAAAATGGTTGTAAACTTTATGGGTTTAAATAAACTTGCTCAAGATAATCCTGAATATAAACCAAAATTAGTAGAAGCTGGATTATCTATTGCTAATTTAATAAATCAACAATTATCTTTAGACAAAATTCCAGATGGTATAGTAGCAGGATTACAAGAAGGAAAAATTTTTACTGATGCTAATGCAGATGCCTATAAACAAAAATATACATCTTACGTAGATACGCAAAATCAATTAAATGAACTTTCTAAAGACATAAAAGACGCATATTTAAGAAAAGATTACAATTTGGATGCACGAGAAACGACACTCCCAACTGATGATATTGTAAAAAATAGCATTCGTCAAAATATACAGAGATAAGATTGTCAGACCAATTAACGCAAAAAGTTAAAGAAGACCTTGCGAGAAGAGGATATGCTGTTTCTGATTCTCAAATACAAAGGTTAATTGCTGATTACGGCAAAGAAAATTTTACTACTCCTACCACAGAAGGATTAACACAATCTACATTACCTTCTTTATCAGAACGAAGGGCATTATACGAACAAGAAACACAACCAGAAGGTGATGGATTAGGATTAATAAACGCTTTAGGTGTTGGATTATATACTGCTTTAGATACAGGTACCTTTGGAATTCTTGGAGTTACTTTAGATAGAACTGGTATAGATTTAGAAGATATAGGGTTAGACTTAGAGCAAGAAGGGGTAGCTGCTTCTAGTGCAAGAGCATTGGGTGGTCTAGCAGGATTTATTGCTCCATCACCAACAGCTCCACTTAGAGTTGCTCAAGGAATATCTAAGGGAGTAACAACAGGTATAAAAGCAGTTGGTGGTTTAAAAAAGACAGAATTAACTGGTAAGGTAGCTTCTAAAATTAAAAAAGAGGTTATTGATGTAACTCAAGATAAACAACTTGGTAAAGCTTTATCTAGACAATATACAGCTTCAGCACAAAATGCTAATATAAGATGGGGTAAATATAGAGAAAACTTTGTAGAAGGGACAAGAACTCAACTTAAAAATTCTTTAGGTAAAATAGATGGTATCTCTGCAAAACAAAAAGCTGATATATTTAAATTATTAGATGATAACATTACAACTGTTCCTATACAAGATTTAACTGAATTGCTTATGTTAAGAACTGCTGGTATGCGTAGCGATAGAGCAAGAAGAATATTATCTAATGTGGCAAATGATATTATAGCTTTTGGTGCTGTAGATGCAATATTTGAAGGTGTTAGAGCTACTGGAATTGCTTATGATGGACAATCTGATTCTATGGAAAATATTCTTGCTATTACAAAAGAGTTTAGTGGTAAAAATGTATTAGGTGGTGTTTTTGCTGGAGCCGCTTTTGGTGGAGTAGCAGGTTTTAAACCAAGTGGAATGCAAAAGGGTGTTTTCAAAAGAGATTTAGTGCAAGGTATGAGAAGTGCTTTTGGTAAAAGTGGTTTTAAAAATTTTAATGATGAACAACTAATATCGCAAGCAAAGTTTTACGGTGATGCAAAATATAGAAATAGGCAAAACATAGATGACAATAGTTATTTATCATCTCTTACTGTAAATAATAAAACTGTAGATGGTATAGACTTTAGAAGTCCAGATTTAAAAAGTAAACTTGATGCTAACTTTGGAGCTGGACAATGGAGTTCATCTTTAAAACAACAATTACAAAAAGATAGAGTAAAATTTGGTAGACAGTTAATACAAAGTACTTTAAGACAAGAAGCTTCTAATTTATATGAACAATACCCAAGAATGATATTTGGTGGATTAGCTTTTAATGCTCATCATTTTGAATCCATTATACAAGGTAATTTTAATCCTGATGATATATTATCAACGGAAACTGCTGTTAACTTTCTTATTGGTGCATATATGGAACGAGGAGCAAGACCAAGAGTAGAAGGTGATTTAGATAAAGGCAGAATTAACAGATTAAGAGAAAATTTATTATCATTAAATGTTGACGCACAACGTATAGGATATATGCCTTTTTTAACAGCAGATGTATCTAGGTTTGAAAACACAGATAGAATTAAAGAGTTAGAAGATATAAATATTGAGTTACAAGAAAAATCAATTATATCTGACAATATAGAAGAAGTCCAGAATGATTTGCCAGAAGATGCCCCAACTGCTTCTATAGAAGAAACACCATTGTTTGCAAATTATTTAGCAATAACTCCTAAAAAGTATTCAAGAAGTTTAGATAGCATAAAGTTAGAAGATGCAAAAGAAATAGAATCTATGCTTATTAAGATGGGTATTGACACACCTGAAAAACTTGCTAATTATGTTGATGAAAAAATATTTGACTCTACACAAGACTTTGAAAACCTTATGGAAGATGTTATCATTAGAGCACAGCAATTAGATACAGAAGGTGAATTAAAGCTACAATATTTTAGAGATGGTGATTCTTTTGTTCCAGCTCATATTGCTGTTGATAATAATTTAATTAAAAGAGCTTTAGATGGTGAGTTTGATGAATGGATAGGTGAAGGTGGATACGATAAACTTAATAATGCAATATCTGGTTTTAATACGTTATTAGAAATAAAACACACAGTATCTGACAATGTAAGCTTAAGAAAAACAGAAGATGATAAAGTAGCTACTATAGAATCTGAGCAAGTATTAAGAGATGTTTATACGTCAATTACAGATGCAGAGCAATTAGTCGACAAAAGATATACATCAAAAAGTAATAAACAATCAGAGTTTACATTTGCTGATAGCAAAGGAGATTATTTACCTGTTCTAGTTAATAATAAAACAATAAAACTTGCTTCTATATATGAAGATATATTTAAACCAACAAGCACAGAAACTAGAAATCAGTTATCTCCATTACTATTACAAACAGGTATTCTGCAAAAACAAGACAAACAAATTGAATTAGCATTAATTAATGATATTAATAGAGTTAATATAGATTACAATGACAATGAATCATTAAGGAATGAAAGAATAGCAAGTGATAAAAGATTCTTAGCAAAAGTTCATTCTTTGCAGACTTATGCAACAGGTTACAACACAACTAAAAATGCATCAAAAATAACTATAGATTATAGTAGCATAGATGCTTTAAGAAATTATTTAGAATCTAAAGGTTACAAAGGTGGAGAACTACCTAACTTTTTACACAATGTAGTAGTAGGTAAAATATTAAAAAGAACAGCGTCTAAAATGAATATATCTGATTCTGATTTAGAAGCTATTTTTAATTTGCAAACTAGAGAGTTAAATGGTTTTGTGCAGTTTACATCTAGAGCAGTAGGTGATGTTGGTGGACTATTTTTAAATAAGATTAGTGTTGATTCACTAATATATAAAGACAATCAAAAAGAAATTATTGAATACAATAATGAGGTTGATAGAATTAAACAGGAAAGCAAAGGATTTATTAAGTCTTCTGACCCTGTTGTAGTAAACAATGAAAGTACAGTTACTTTAGCAAAAAATACACTTATAACAAGTGATAGAAACTCTGCTAGTACTACTGAAGTTGTTGGTGCTTTTTTAGATGCTTTAGGAAACACTAAAAATAATATTGAAGTTAGATTAAAAGAATTTATAAGTGTTAATGAAATACCAAATAAAAATAAAATCCAAGCATGGTTGTTTGCTAATAAAGTTATAAAGATAAATACAACAAAATCTCAATCAGCATATAAAGTTGATTTGAAAATATTGCAAGAAAAAATAGATGACCAGTCTTTAGATAAATTCTTAAATGAAAGAAATATAACTGACGAATACATTGATGTTAGGTTTGAAGAAGCAAGACAGCAAGTTGTTGATAGATTAAGTGAATCACCAGATGTTGCTAAGTCTACAAAATCTATAAATTTAGACGAGTTTTTTAATTTATATAGATTGTCTAAAAATGAAACGTTAGAAAGCCAAAAAGCAAAACTTGATTATTTTGAAAAGAAATTTAATAAAATTGATAAAGGTTATGAATTAGACGAAGATAATTTTAAAAACATAGTTTCTGAGTTGTACATTAAAAACTCAAAAGATGAATTTGTTAAATTTACTAGTTTAAAAGGTAGGGAAAAAACTAATAATCTAAATCAGTTTAGAAGAAATTTATTAGGTTTGCTTATTTCTAAATCTAGACAAGTAGAAATACCTGTAATTAAATTTAATAATAAAAATATAGTTGCAGATAAAGACCAGATATATTCTAGTGGAAATGATTTTCATTCTTTAATGAACTCTTTAGATATGCCTTATCTCCTTGTAAACCCTATATCTGTTGGTTATAGAGATACAGGATGGGGTAGATATTCAAAAAATATGTTTGCAGATGGTAAGGATTTACCAGAAAGATTAAGAGAAGAAGCAAAAGAAGAAAGACAAACTTTTGTTAATATTTTAAAAAGTTCTAAAAATATGGAGTTAATAGTAATTTCTCCAGAATCTGACCCTATAGCTGTTAATGCAAATTATCTTCCAAAGTTGCACGAACCATTTGTTGAGTTTGTTAATAAACTATCTAAAAATAAAAACTTAAATAATAACGTTCTTGATAATATGACAGACGTTGTTAAAAAAATACAAAACGAAGAAATTATTACACCCAATGAACATGCTTCAATGTTAAGACTTTTAGTTTTAGATAAAATGTTTGTCGGCAAAGAAGGTAATGATGCTTTTGTAGAAATGCTAAATGGTAAAGATACAGAAAAAAAATTAGCACGATTTAGATTATTCCATACTAAAAAGTTTATTAAACCAAATGCTCAAATACTTGACAACGCTATTTTTTCTTATAATTTTGCCCTTAAAGACAAAGAAACTGTCAGGGTCTTAAGAAAGTACAAAAAGAAAAATAAAGGTGAAGGTGGTTATGAAATAGCAATATGGGATGATGAGTCTAAAAACAAAGTTATAGACGAAGCAGTTGCTCAAGCAAAAAGAGATAATATTGAATGGAACTATGAAAATTTATATGGCAACGCACACTCTAAAGTATCAGGATATGATAGTATAAGTTATATATCCAAAGATATGATGAGATACTTGCATACTTTAATTGGTCATAATCCAAATTCTAGAAATCCTATAAAACCTGTGGTGTCTTCAAATGGTGATTCTGCATTATTGTATGGTAAAACATTGTTTATGTATGATGAGGGAATGCAAAAGTTTTTTGATAAGAATACTAATATAGATGTATTAATGTCTTCAAGTGCTGTAAAAGCAACATCAACAGTAGACAATATTTCTATAAATTCACTTGAAGAACTAGCATCAGGTAATGTGTTATTAAGCAAAGATAAAATTAAAAATATATCTCTTAATTCTATTGGAATACTACCTAGTAAAGACGTTGATATATCAACTGCTAGTCATTCTATTTCTGAAAACAACTTTAAAAATGCAGAAGAAGAATCTCTTTCATATCAACAAGAGTATTTAGATGATGTCAATCAAGCTTTAGATAGTATGGCAGAGATATATAACGACCCAATGAAACAAAGGGAGTTTGCAATAAATCTTGATTCTGATATTGGAACTGCTACTAATACAAACGAAAATGGTTCATTATCTTATTTAAAAAGCAATCATTACTATAATACACTTACAAGAGATGCTAATCCACAATATTACAGTGATTCTCAAATACAGAACAAACTTTATTCATTTTACATTGATAAGATTCTAAACAAGAAAAGAGCTATAGTTTCTAATATAGACAATGAAACAGCAAGATATGGTGGTCAAGCTTATTTAGTACAAACAGTTAATAACAGATTAAATGGAACTCTTACAGATGATAAAGGGCAGATTATACAAAGAGGAGAGGTTATGTTACCTGCTGTTGAGAGAGAATCAGCAATAAAAGAATTAAGCAAACAAAATTATAATGTTTCGTTTGTTGAAGGCAAAGATGTATTTAAAATAGACGATTTTATTAAAGATATTAAAGATAAAACAAAAGACAAAAATGTTAAAAATTTAAGTGATGAAGATTTAAAATCTTTTATTTTAGATATGAACATTGGTCAATTACATGACTTCTTACAAGACGCCAATAAAACAATGAAAAAAGATTACAAGATTGGAGTAATTGTAAGTAGAAAACCTAGAACTAGACCTAACGATATGGCTTTGCTTGGGTTAAAAGGGTTTATGTCTAAAGCAAATGGACATGCTATGCAAATTAATAGCTTGGATGTAGTAAATGTATTTGAGGGTGATTACGATGCTGATAAAGCAGATTACTTTTTTGCTCGTCAAAATCATACAATAGACCACGTTGTTGCAAAACAAAACTTCTTTGTACAAGGAGTAGATATTGCTAATATAGAAAAGAAAAAAACAATTTTCTCTTTTACTCAAAATTTTAATGAACAATCTGAAAGTATGCAAGAATTAATAGCTGGTACATTTGCTTGGAAAAATGCAATAGGAGCAGTTCAGAAAGTACCTAGAACATTATCTTATGTTAATAAATTAGCAAGTGAACCTGCGGACTATATTAAAAATAGAGGAGATGCAGATAATGCTAAAACGTTATTAGAGTATGATAATTCTAGTATTGTTATTGATTATGAAAACTTAGCATTCTTTGCTAGAAATGCACTTGAAACACAGTATATGATAGATACTAAAGGCAACTTAAATCCAGAACTTGGTTCTGACTTGTTGAGTGTAGGGGATGAATTACTATTTCCTACAAAAGATAACAGTATATTACCAAATGATTATAATAGTTCTAAACAAATATTTAGAAATGGTGTAACAAATACAGGTAAAAGAATAAGAATATTTAGAAAGATAACAAAAGAAGGTAGAGAAGAAAATCTAACTACTCTTGATAAAAAAATTATTAAAACACTTTTAAAAGAATATTCTAAGTTTTTAAATGTTGCTGGTGGTCAAACTTATGACAATACAGGAACGCAAAGAAAAACAACATACAATGATGTTCTGCATACCTCTAAAGATTTCTTTGAGTTTCATAAAGATATTAATCGTTCTGTTTTTAACAAACTTAAAAAAGAGTTTAGAAATGACAAACAGTTTCGAGAAATATTTAATGTAAAAACAAGATACAGGTTTAAGCTTAATGATGTTATTAAATATGATTTAAAAGTGCCAAAAGGTGTTGATAAAAAAACAATAACAAGTTTTGACTCACCAGAAAGAAATATATTTAATAATGATACAATTACAAATGCTGAAGGTTTTTACGAAGGAACTAGAGGTGCTGTTCTTGATAGAACGTTTTGGGAGCTTCAAGATAGGGACATGTTTAATACTTCTTATGACCCTAATGTAACAACAGGAATACCAAGACGTTCTTATGATGACTGGTATTATAAACTTACAGATGATAATTATGATTATGATAGGGATTTATTATCTGCTGAAGAAAAAGATTATCAAACTTTATTATCAGACGATGTAATAACAAGAACATCTGATGTGAATAAATCTATTGCATTTATTAAACGTAATAAATATTATGCTCAAAGAGTTAGATATAATAAATCTTTATCTTACAAAGTAAAAAAATCAAGAATAGATTTCTTTAATAGTCTAATTAAAAAAGAAGAAGCTAAAATAGAAAAGTATTTAAACGATACTTATTTAAAAACTGGAAAAGCAAAAGACCTAGACTATATACAATATGTTCCAATAGACAGCAAAGAACTTAAAACAGCAGGTGTTCAAGGTTCTACAATGTCAGCTATTAAAAACATATTTAATCTAGGTTCTGATTTTTCTACTATTCCATTATCTACAAGAGGTAAAGACTTACTAAATGACATTAAAACAATTAGAAAAAACTTTTATAGTGCTCATAGTAGTAACCTTAAAAATTTTGTAGATAGAAAAAAACTTTTATCATCTAGTACTACAGAATATTTAAGTAACTTTCCTACACAAACTTCGTTGCATGACGCAGAAAGACAACTTATGATAGAAGGCGTTCACAATGATGGAATACGATTTATATATGCATACATGGATGTAAAATCAGCACCCAATGGAATAGGAGTCTTAAATAATAAACCAGTAAGACTTTATAATTATCCTTCTACTAGGTTTGCTAGTGGTTTAAGGTTTTTATCTAGTTATGCTAGTGGCAATTTAGAAACAACACAATCGTTAGAATCTAAACTGTCTAGGAATGATGCAGAGTTTTCTTTAAAATTTTTACAAGGAATAATTTCTCATTATGACAACTTTTACAATGTAAGACTTGATAGAAGAGGTATTATAGATAAAAATGCATACGATAAAAAACAAGTAGATATATTGCAATCTCTTAAACTACCTGTTGTGCATGATAAAATTAATAAAGAAGTCTTAGACTTTGGTGGAATTAACTGGGGAAAAACTAAAGATAAAATTTCAACTGGTTTTAATTTAACTAATAATCATTTATTTAATTTATATAATGATATAATGCAATTAGCAGGAAAAACTAAAGAATTTGAAGAATACTTAAATGTTTTAGGTAAATCCCAGGCTGATATGTTAAAAGCAGAAACAATAGATGTATATGATTTTATTGGCACAAGGTTATCACTTGATTCAGAAGTTAAGAAGATTGCGCAAAAAGTATTAAATAGTTCTTACTTCAATGAAACTGCTCCTGATGTTAGCATTGAAGGAATAACCACTGATGTTGGTAATCAATATCTGGTAGAAAAAATTAAACAAAATCCTGTATTTAGACTTATGGGTGGTAAATCATTTTTTGATGGAATTAATTTAGAAAAATTACCAGAACAAAATCTTAAGACATTAAAATCGTTAAATAAAGCATTAGACTATAGCAGTCATTATGAAAAACCATCTCATACTGGTATTAGTGGATACGAAAAATATAAAGCTAAGTTAGATGAAATTACAGAAAGGTGTAAGTAATGCCTAATATTAATTGTAGGATAGACAGGCAACAACATAAAAAACTCTTTGAAGCAATTGGAGAGTGGGCAGAATCAGACATAGCAAAACAAAACTTTAGAGATTCTTATGACGCTGCTTTAAAATTAATTGAACCTGTATTTAATGTCGATGCAAATATTATTACAGAAATACCAATTACAGATGGTCAAATAGGTGTATTTAAGAATAGATTAAAAAAATTAAATGATTCAATAAATAACGGTAAATTAGGTAACAAGTTTTCACAATTGTTTTGGACAACTTCTCATCAAGGCAAGAGAGACCCTATTATAGCTAATGACTTTACACAAAAACAAAGAATACAACAAGCATATCAAGAAAACACAAACAAGATTGATGTATTTTTAAGGTCAATTACAACAGGATTAAAAGATACAGCTTTGTTAAAAGGCATGTCAAAAAAAGGAATTAAAAATACAGAACGAGAATTAAAAGATTTAAATGAATTATATGCAAAAGGTAAAATTGCTTACCTTAATAATGATACTAAATTAGCAAGAGAACTGCACATTGAATACAGCACAAAAGAAAAAGAATTAATGGATGGTGAGTATGGTTCTGTGTTAAATAAAATGGTGAGTATTATAGAAAAAGATATTCCCAAGATTATAAAAGAAAAAGATTATAAAATAAGTCAAGATGGTACTGTAGATACTTCAAAGTTGCTTAAAGATTTAAAAAAATTACATCCAGATGAAAATGAATTGTTAAATACAGTTATGACTTATACTGATTTAACAAATGAGTTATATTCCATGCTTGATAACGCAACAAATAAACATGTTGATGTTATTATTAAAAAACTTGAATCAACTGGTAAAATAGAAAGTGCAAGAGATTTAAAAGAAATAAAAAAATCTTTACTTGATAAAATGAAACCACAAAGAGAAATTGGTTATTACCCACATTTTACAAGAGATTTTAATATATCTTTAATGGATGGATATATGTCTAAACTTGCAACACTGCAAGACTCTATGAATCCTTACAACCTTACTAAAAAAGAAAAATCAATTGATGATGCTATATCTGATGTAAGAGCTTATTTAAGCGAGTTTACTAGAAAGAGAGCTAAAGACCCTGAGACTGGAGAGTTTATATTTGATTACAGTAAAAACCTCCCAGAAGTATTAGCAAACTATGCACATGATGTTGCAAGATTTAATTTTAACTCTTTTATGAATGCCAACTATATTGATTCTTTAAATGCTATAGAAAAAATATTTAAAACAGATGGTAATGCTAAAAACTATGCTACAAATATAGCTCAATATATACAAGATATGCATACAGCATATAATGGAAAAGGTGAATCTTCTATATCTACAAATAATTTAGTTCGAAGTATGTTATCTTTTGAGTTTATATCTAAACTTGGTTACAACCCAAGAAGTGCTTTAAGAAATTCTACACAAATAATGTTAAATTTAGTTGTATGGGGGCCTGTTCAACTTAAAAAGCTATCACAATACAGAAAATCAGAAGGAATATTAAATTTTGACCTTGATAAATTTTTAACTCAAAAAGGTATTTTATTTCAAGAGGCATCTCCTGATGTTGCTGGTACATTAGGTTCTTTAGGAAGAGCAAATGAAATGAGTATGGTTGAATGGAACAGTGATAAAAATAAATTTGTATTTGTAAAACGTAAAAAAGGTGAAAGAGTTGCAAATATTATGTCAAGCATAGCAGCTAAGTCAAGTGTTATGCATAGAAAAATAGAAAACATAAACAGAAAAGTTACGTTCCAAACAGCGTTTGCTCAAATGCATAAATACTTAAATACTGCTGATTATAAATCTAAACTTTTTAAAGAAGGATTGTCAGATAAACAAATACAACAAAGGATTCAAAGAAACTCAGAAAACTTTGCTACAAGAATGACTATATTAAATCATTTTGATTATTCGCAATATGCTAAATCACCATTTATGAGAACTAAACTTGGAGCTTTGGTAGGTCAATTCCAACATTATAGTTTTGAGTTTTTAGAAAGAAACATATCAATTATTAATGAAGCAAAGTATGATATTAAGTCTGGTAGTGTAGCAAAAAAATTATTATCTGCAAATGGTCAAGCAGAAGGATTATCTCAAGCTGCAAGAATGGCTTTAATATATTTTGTAGCACCTACAGTAGGGGCAGTTCTATCAGGTGTTGATTTTAAAAACTTACTACAACATGACACAGCAAATAGAATAGCAACATTAGCTAAAATCTTAACTACAGATGAAGAAAATATAGATGAAGTAATTGCAGAACAAACCTATGGCAAAGGTGCATTAGCTTATTTAGGGCCATCTGCTGATACTGCTATTGATGTTGTTGATGTTACAATAGAAATGGGACAAGCTTTAGAATTTATAGACTCTGATGTACCTACATTAAACTCTGTAATAAATAAATATGCAGAATATGATTTTAATAAAGATATGGAAACTCACATAAAAGCAATATCTATATTTAATGTATTTGGTGGTAGACTTGTTGATAGACATATTCCACAGATAGTTCAAGGCAGATTAGGATGGGCAGTACAAAGTGAGAGTGGATTATATGCTACAGAATACTCGAAAGAATTACAGAAAAAAATTGGTGGAGCGCTTGGTATAGATACTAGAACTAAAACACAAAAAACTAAAGACAAAAAAACAAAAGATATTTTATCTTCAATAGATTTAATTTAAAACAGTAAGAAGAGTAAGAACGAAAAACAACAAAAGTTCTTACCCTTATATCCTTACTGTTAATTTGATTAATTACGTACTTTGTAAGTAGAAATAATTTTGTTACTTTGTTGTACAAGGTAATCAAGAATCTCAAAAGAAATTATGTTTCTTTCATGTATTTCTAACTTTTTTACTTCTTTTAATTGTTCGTTTGTTGTTTCTATAAGTTTTTCAATATACTTATGGTGGTCAAATGAGTCCATTGTTTTTCCCCCATAATCCTATGCAGATTGCATCCGCAGTATATAAAGTTGCTTTTGGATAAAATTCTTTTGCTATCATTTTTAATTCCTTTTTTCTTTGTTGTTTGTTTTTAGGTAACTCAAATTGTTTTTGCCACTTTTGTGGTGTTACCATTTCATATTTAATAGATAAACTTTCTAGTATACCTATCCATATACCAAAGTTTTTGCCAAATTTAAATGCACTACTTCTAGCATCTGTAGGAAAAGCATGTACTTTTTCTATTATTCCTAAAACTGGAAATCCATTTGATTTACATGTCCATTGTAATTTTTGAGTAATCTCAAACATTTCTTTAGGAGTTTTAGGGCATTTATGTGCTATTAATTTGTCATCAAACATTGCACAAATACCGCCAGATTGGCCTGGGTCAATAGTTATTAACGCTGGTACCAAATAGTTTACCTTTTTTTTGTTCACTCTTCCACCTTCTACCTGTTGATGAACCATAATATTCTCTTATTGCACATTTTTTGCACACTATTAAATGTGTTTGTGATAACGGAGAGATATAGTCAAAGTATTCTGTAACTTTATTCTCTCCGCACATTTCACATTCATCACTTGCATCTATTCTACGTTTTGTAACTGCTGGAATCATTATAGGCATCATCTCTATTGAGATAGAATTTACAACGATTGCCGTTAAAACCAAGAACATAACTTCCTACATTACCATATCTTGTTTTTGCAGATATAATTTTACTTTCGTATCTATCGTAAGCTTCACTGTCAAAGTTATATCCATAAAATACAAACATAGCTGTTTCTGCTGTTTGTTCTATTACACCAGACTCACTGTAATCACTTAATCTAGGTTCTGGATTTATACGTCTATCCATTTCACGATTCAGTTGTGATAATAATAATGCACTACAATCTTCGTTCTTACATACCCATTTGTATTCTTGCATAATACGTTCTATCTCGAACCTTCTACCTTCTTTAACATTGTCTACTTGTATTAATTGTATGTAGTCATCTATTATAATATCTGGTTTATGTTTTTGTATTTCTGTTATTGTATCAGACAAAGTTCTTACATGGTCATACATCATTAAGTTTTTGTATTTCTTGCGTATCTTTTCCATTTGCATTTCTAGAATGTTATCTTGTCCAGAATCAAATTTATTTTTTCTTACGTCTGCATACAAAAGAGATTTACTTTCTAATACACATAATTTCTTAATCATTTCTGTATTACTCATCTCACGATTAAATAACATTACTTTGTATCCTTGTTGTATCAAACTTTGTAATACATTAACCATAAGAGTTGTTTTACCATGACCTGGCCTACCACCTAATACTGTAATTTCTTTGCGTGTCATACCACCTGCTGGATAATCTAGCACTTCCATACCAAATGGTATAATGTTTTCACCATCTTTTATATTGCGTTTAGCTTCTGCAATAATTTCATCAATTGTTTTTACTAATGATGGTCTGATATTTTTAAGTTCGTCAACTAATCTAGAATGTTCATCTAATATATCATTAACATCAGAAAAGTTATTTTCTAAACTAGAATTGTATAACTTATTAGCACTTACTGCTGTTTGTCTTTGAATATATTTTTCCCATATAATCCTAGAATAATGTTCACAGTTAGCAACAGTCGGTATATTACTTGCTAAACCTGTAATATAAAACGCATCAACTTGGTTGTCTTTATTGTCTTTACATTTTTCTAATACTGTTATTGTGTCTATAGGTGTATTTTGTTGTTTTAATTCACGAAATGATTGCCATATTTGCTTATTTATTTCTGTGTAAAATACTTCATCATCACGTAACCATGGCTTTACTTTATCATAAGTAGCAGTACCTCCAACAAGTATACAACCAATAACACTTTGTTCAGCATCAATATTCTTTGGTGTGTCTTGCATATTTACTCCTTAAACATTTCTACTTGTGTTTTTTCTTCATAATTCATTATTACTAATTCAGTAAAATATTTTGTATTTTGACCTTCTTTGTATCCGTTTTGTGTACGACCAGCATATTGAGTTTGTATTTCAAATATATTATAATCAGAATACATATCTCTTACTATTTCTTTGTCATCGTAACTAATCATAAACTTGCCACCATTTCTGTCAATTAAATCAACACATTCACGCAAGTCTTCATGTTCTTCGTATCCAAAGTCCGCCATATAATAATCGCCTTTTTCTGTAGCTACAATATATGGAGGGTCAAAGTACCACATATCACCCAATGTAGGTTTGTAATCTACAACAAGTTTTCTAAAGTCCATATTCTCAATTGTGGTATTTTTAAAATATTTTACAGAGTATTTTAATTTATTTATAATGTCTTCTGTGTCCCAATATGATGTTTTTGAAAAAGAAGAATTAGGATTTTTATTAAAAGCATTACGAATACAATAAAAATATTTAACTGCTCTTAATACATTAGGCATTTTTATTACTTTGCTGTAATGTACTTCATGCCTTGCTTCTTCAAACATTTGTCTGCTCTTAGGAACCCATAGTAATGTATCAACAAATTCATCATACTTTTCACTTAAACATCTATATAAATTAATTATATCATTATCTATATCATTTATAACTGTATAGTCACATTTAGATTTTCTAAAGAACATACTTAGTCCTCCAGAAAAAACTTCAATGTATCTGCTATGGTTAGGAAGTAAAGGAATAAGCTGTTTGCTCAACCTAAACTTCCCACCATAATATGGAATTACAACTGGACAGTCATAAAACTCTAAAGATGTCATGCTTCTGCTTTAGCCCACTTAACAACTTTAGGATACAACGATTCTTCAAACTTAAATGTTGATTCATATTTCTTATTCATTCTATGAGTTGCTACAAAAGTAGCTGCATTCAATAAATCCCAATATGTATTAATATTGTAACTACTTAAATACTTAATTAAATCGCCCATAATAAAATCAGGAAATAGTTTTAAGAATTGATTAGTGTGTTTATTATTATATTTAGTATTTACAAGAGTTGGAAAATCTTTAGTAAATACTTTGTCAATAGAATCAATGGTCTTATCAACATATTCATCTATCTTTTCTAATTCAGTATTGTATATAGAATGTCTATTAGTCTT